GATCAACATCGCAGTCCCGTCATCAATCACAAAAGTTTGAGTCTCCGTTACATTATCGATCCGCCACAGGCCCCAATTACGCCCAATCCCGTCAATCAATGGCAGAGGCAGGCGCAAGGCCTGTAACGCCCGCAGTTCGTCGAGCCTGTCCATGGCCACTGCGTACATCGCCTTGCCAGTGACGGTCAGCGACTGCAACTTCTCCCCGGTCTGACTGGATTTGGCTTTGCTGGTGAGAATATTGAGATCAACCCAGCCCCCATCGGACTTGCGCACGATGGAGTCGTAGGCGAAGTTGCTGGACAGACCGAAAATGAAGGACCCCAGAATCATTTGCTGGCGCATCACCTACCTCCATCGGTCAGGGCCGCGTCACGTCGCACGGCGAGTGGATTGGTCATCATCATTGGCACGAACTGGCTGAGGAATTGGTCTTGAATCAGTTGGGTGATCGTCGTCGCAAACTGCTCTGAGCCTGCGGCGTCCTGGCTACTGATCTGGATGACCGGGGCAAAGTTGATTTGCTGATTCGCAGCCTGAGTGCCGGTCAAGTCTTTACTGACCTGCTCCGGAGCACCGAGGCGGTCAATCGAAGTGGCCAGTTGCTCTCCAAGACACGAACCTGCCATGCCGCCTACAACGCCACCCACTAAAGTGCCCACGTACGGCGAGGCACGCGACCCGGCTGCAGATCCAACTAACGTACCGATCAGCCCACCGAGTGCGCGTCCGACCGCCTTGTTATCGCCCTCGCGCCAACCTTTGTAGGCGTCCTGGACAGCGTCGAACACCAGTAAAGGCAACATAACCTTGTTGACAAGGGGTTTGACTCTGGCCATGGAACCCATCAGGCGACGACCCATTCCCGGTGATTTGGCAGCATCTGCCTGCGGGGTTCCTTGCGGGCTGCCTGGCGCTTTTTGCGCCCCTTTGCCGCTATCAACATCGGCAATCAAGCCGCCTAATCCTGCAGGCAGGCGCGTTGCAACCTGACTCAGAATTTTTTTGCCGACGTTCGACAACGCCTCCGCCTTCACTGCCCCGGCCACGGCACTCAGCAGGGGCCCTACGACTGCAACCAACAGCGCAATTGCGGCGGCGGCATTCGGTGATTCCTCTGCCTGCGAACTCAATTCATCGGTCAAGGTATCCTTGGTGGCCAACAAGCGGTTCTCCCACGGCGCCAAAGCAGAGCCAACCGCCGAAGACAAACGGGTCTGACTGGCGTCATGGGCGTTCCAGCGTCCTTGCGAGGTTTCGCCCCGGGCCTCGGCAACCTGCACCATTGCCCCCCCGTCCTTCGTGTATTGCCCGTCCTTGGGCACCAGCGAAAACGCCGGGATTACATCCTTGTACTTCTTGGCCAATTGCGGCATCGCTGTGTCATCGCCGAACAGCGTTTTTGACAGCGAGGAGCGATTTTCGGCAGGTTGAGCATTCAACGCGGCCAGCACTTTCGTGATTACCGCAGGTGCGTCTGTTTTCAGCTCTTTGGCAAGCAGCCCGGGATTTAGCCCTAACTGGGCCCACGCCAACTTCTGTTCTGTCGAGCCGAGGTTGCCCCTGCTCAACGCCTTACTGAAACCTGTTATCGCGACACTGGCGTCAGCGTTGCTCGATCCCGCGCGCAGTAATGCCGCTGCAAATGCAGCCACCTGTTCGGGTTGCAGGCCTGAAGCGATCCCGGCTTCGCCGCTCTCCTTTACGACAGAGGCAATGTCGGCTGCTTTGAGGTTGAGGCGATTGGCGAGGTATTGAGTGGCATTACCCAGATCAATGCTTCGATCCCGGCCAAGGTTCAGTGAAGTTTGATAATGGGCCAGGAGTTCACCTGCGCCCTCAATGCCGATCTCATAGGCCGACGCCATGGTTCCCGCATCCCGGGCAAACGTCAGCAGAGCGGCCTTCTTTGACGCCCCTTCAAGGCCCTCGCCAATGCCCGACCTGGCGCCAGCCATTTCAACCTGCGCCAGCTGCACGGATGTCGCCCCACTTGGGGCCACTCGCTTATCACTGGCCAGCTTGAGGTTGTCGATTATCAGCTCTCGCAGCAGCGACTTGTCCGAGGGCTTGTCTCCTGACAAGGCCGGATCGAGATTGACCATCACCGACTCATTGGCCATCGCGGACTTGCGTCGAGCAGGTGGTGAGTGCTGTTCAACCTCAGCGACAAGTTTTGATTTCGACGCACTACTGGTCGCTACCCCGTCAGTGTTTGCCTTGAGCAGCGAGCGTTGAGAAGAAAGGCTAATGGTCAGCGCTGTCAGGGCCTCAACCAATTTCCCCTGCTCCACCGCCAATCGGCGAAGGTCAAGGCTGGCCGTGGCCACATCCAGGCTTAGCTGCGACAAAGGCGCCTTCAATCCGTCCATCCCGACTGCGTCAGGTGTGTTGCCGTATCGCGTTGGTTCGATGCTTTTTATCGCCGCACCGGACAGCGAATATTGACTGCCTGCCATCCCGCTCTACTCCTGTTTCACGCCAAGGCGAGTGATCGCGATGTCGTAGCGGCGCAATGCCTTGCCGGCGTCCCATTCCAGAATGTCCGCTTCACTTACCGAGTAAATGAGCGGGACCACATCGAGGATTACTTCGATGTCTCGTTCCGAAAGAAGGCCGCCGGTTTGTTTAAAAAATCGTCGATGCGTACCTGAAGTTGTGTCCAGTCGGGCACGGTCAGCAAGTCCAGATCGGGGATCATCAGGCGGGTGCAATGGGCGGTGATGAATTCAGCGCGCTCCTTGGCGGTCTTCAGCTTTTTCATTGCCTTGGTGGCGCGTAAAACCGGCATTTCCAGACTCAACGTGGTCACGCTGCGACCTGCTGCGTCGAGGGGTTGTAGCAGTTGCACTTGATCAGGATCGTCCAGTGCATTGCCAGCTTCGGTGTCCTGCTGCAGAAAGTACGACGCCGGACGGGTCGACATCTCATGTACGTACTGCGCAATGCTCACGTAGTCCGGGCGTTTTAGCTGGTCCAGCTCTTTGACCGACAGGCCGGTGGCCAATTTGGCCAGTTCGAAGAACTGATCGTCTTCATCATCGCCAGCACGGGCCAAGGCCTCTTTTTGTGCGGCGTAGTACAGCGGCTTGAGTTGAATTTGCTCGATCGACGACTGATCGTCGGCAGTGATCGGCGACAACAGGGCATGAACAGGAGGTGTCCAGGACATGAAATGAATTCCTTGGTGAAACATGGAATACCGCCCGCAGCAGGCCAGGGCATCAGCGGGTGAAGGCGGCGATACAGGAAGGTGCTGCGCAGTGTTTAAGGGATCAATACCGCACGACGGGCACTGCCGAGGATGTCGACGCCGCTGAGCACGAACTTCTGGGTGCGTACGTCGATGTCGATCACCGGGATGCCGTTTTCCAGACGGTTGTAAGTGCGGCAGGACAACTCAAGATTGGTCTTGGGTTTCTCGGTCATCTTCAGCGGGGTTTCTTCCAGGGATTTCAACTTGCCACCCACGGTGTGGTAGGTGAACCAAGTGTTGCCGTCCTGATCCTGCCCGGCTTCACGCACGTTCAGCAGAATGTCGTCCCCCACACTGACGCCCAGCGCCAGCATGATTTCCGGACCGACACCTTGCAGAGTCAGTTTGGCCGTGAGCGCCTTGGCGCCCTTGACCATTTCCTCGACGATGAAGCGACCGCCACGCATTTCCTCCATCTCGAACTCAATCTTCGGTGGTGTGAAATCTTCCACGGTCGCCGACAACGGCAGGCCTTGCAGGGTGGCCGCGATGGCCTGTCTTACGCGGTTGGTAAACATTAGAGAACGTCCTCCAGGAATTGCTCGATGATTTCATCGCGGGCATTGAGTTGATAAACCATGTGTTCGTTCGGCGCGTAGCGGCCGTAGTCGATGACCACGTACCAGGTGCCGTTCTTGTACTTCTCGACGCTGTTCAATTCCGGGTGCAGGTAGACACTGCCCCCTGGAATGGTTTCGTCGGCGACCAGGGTTTGCAGCCAGTCATTGATGCGCTTGACCTCCTGATCCATGAACGACTTGGTCAGGTTTTTCGCCATGGCCTTCTGGCCGGCTTTTACCAGCTTGCGACTGATCGCATCTTCGAGGCCGACATAGCTGATGAACTTGCCGGTGACGGAGCGGTTACCCAGCAGCGAGAAACCGCCGAGGACCGTGCGGGCGTAGTAGCTGATGCCATAGCGGTTAAGCAGATCGCCCTCGGTGGACTTGTCGAGGATGTTGTATTCCACGACTCGGGAAACGTCCTCGGCGAAGGTCACCTGGTTGCCCGGACTTTCCCATTGCTTGACCTTGGCCAGCGCAGCGATGGCCAGACTCGAAGGCGACAGGAACACGTTTTTCTTCGCCGCCTTGGAGTACACCGATGGCATGTTGTGCACCAGCAGGCATCGGTCGAAACCCAGTTCCGCACCACCCAGTTCCTGGCTGTAAGTCACCTGATCGGCAACGGCGGCATCCTTGCCGTCGAGCACCACGCGCGCCTTGATGCGCTTGCCGAACGAGGCAAACTCGCTGGCCACCGCCTTGGTACTGGTAAAACCCGGTGCGCCGATAATGGTCAGGTCTTCTGGCACGCCGCTGAGTGCAGCAAGACCGAGCTTGCGGCCAGTCAGCGGATCGACGCCGCCGATCACATTGTTCAGCGTGTCGGCCGGGGTTGTGCCCTCGTCAACGATGACCACGTAAACCGGCACCTTGACCACTTTCAGGATCTGGAAAACCGCATGGAACAGCGTGCCTTCTTCGGCGCCGGTTGGGTCGAGCAGTGCCTGGGTGGTGAAGCTGTTGATGCGAAATGGCGCATTGCGCGGAATCAGCGGATCGGCCTTCGGCGCGGTGCCGATCAGACCGATGACGTTATCACCCAGGCCACCCATGGCCTCGGGGGACTCGGTGGCATTGACGCTAATGCCGTTGTGTTCGAAGTTCAGAACCTCAGCCATATTATTCAGCCTTCTTGGTGGTGGCCTTTTTGGCCGGGTTGGATTCGGCGGTCGATTCGTCCGCCTCGTTTTTCTTCCGTTCAAGGCGACCGGCGCTGCGCAACGCGCTGGCCTCCACATCGAGCAACTTCAGTTCCTGGCCGATGCTCGACCAGTGCCCACCCCCAATGGGGAATGTACGGAGCACGGTGTACGTTTGGCGTTCTGTCATTTCTGTTTCTCCATAAACAAAAAAGCCCCTTGGGAAAGGGGCTGTTGGGTGATATTTGCCGGATTGGAAAACGCCCCGGCGGTGCGGGGCGTTATGTGAGTTGTTCAGCCAACCAATCCGGTGACAACGGACGGTGATCGAACATCGGAAACTGGCCCGCCTCCGGCCATTTGCGCAATGCCTGACGGTATTGCTGCAACCTGCTGTATTGCTCAAGGGTCAGCGTGGTAGCAGACCCGCCTTCCAGTTCGTCACGATGCCGCGACACGAAACCATCGGTCGCCAGCAAACGCTCATCGCGCCATTGCCTCTCAACAGCCGCCAACACCTCAGGCGAAGCTGGCGGCGGGTCGACCAGCACAGGCGGCTCAACATCAAAGTCAATTATCTGGCCTGCGACTTGCCCTTCAAGAAGACTGGCATGCAGATCGTGCGTGATCTCAACAGCATCGTGTGGAAGAGCAAGACTGATGGCATTGTCAAAAAAACTGCGAGTCGATTTGCTCGAAAAAATGGTCATATGTCGCCTCTCAATGGGCAGTTATAAACAGAGTCACACATCGGGCAGTCGGACTAGTTGCCAATGGCAATGTATTGACTGCCATTCCCCACAATATTGCCGCGCCACACGAAGGAACCTTGCGTCAACACGCCTGCACATGCGTAACCAACAGAGTTGCTCCCCGCTGTATATCCTTGGCTGATCAGTACCTTTCTGAAAGCATTCGGGAACGCAACAGGCAAGGTATTCACCAAGTCCCCAGCCGTGGCCGGCGCAGTATCGCCCCACTGGATAATCAACCCGCTCGGCAGCTTCTGGTAACCGCTAGAACCAGGATTGACGGCGAAAGCTTCTGCGCCAAGCCCTCCACCTCCCAAGTACCACGCATTATTTCGCTTAACTATGCTGACCTTTTCTCCGATCAACGGGGAATACAGATTCCCGCCCGTGAGGCCTTGGATAATCTCAGAGCCATTCCCCTTAATCAGTGCGCCGCTTGAGGTGAACAGAAAATGGAACACTGCCCCATTGGGCGTTGCTGTCAGGGCAGGAAGAGTTGATTGCCAGGCACCACCAACGATGAATAGCCCCCCAGCCTGTGAGGCAGTAAGCACTGTATTTCCAGCGATCAAGGTCGGATCGCCAGGCAAATTGCCAAGTGCCTGCTGGACAAACGCAGTAGTGGCCAACAACTTGC